TCCCTTACTGGAGACCCATTGCATGTTGGGAAGGAATCAGTCATCCACGCAATCTGCAGCGTTTTCGCGAGTGGAAAAGGTCAGACTATATACCAGAGGTCCCCAGACTGATTAATCAGCTCAGTGATGTTCCGATCATTAACATTGAGTTTAAGGGAAATCAGGTTATTGAGGTTCATCTTAGAGATACACCCGATCCCCAATATGATCACTTAATTCCGACATGGTATTCTGATCAGTATGATGGAAAGATGTTAAAGGAACGACACGAACAAATGGTTAAGGATGGCTATACTTGGATTAGTGATTATGACGATGCTGATGGCCAATTAGCGGATCCTCGTACAGGGTTCTGGGTTCGCTAAACAGGGTATTGCACCCACCGCAAAGGCGGCTTAGATATTATACCCGGATTTTTCAATTTGGCAACAGGAAAAATGCCGTTGAGCAATAAAAAAATCTCAGCTATATTAAACAAAATATTATGCAGGATACATTGAATGAGTAAGAAGAAGAAAAGCATCCACTACGTCAACAACAAAGAGTTCTCCCAGGCTGTCGTTGACTATGTCAGCAAGGCGAACGAAGCGCGGGACAGCGGGACAGAGATCCCGATCGTACCAGACTACATTGCATCATGCTTCTTGAAGATCGCTGAGGGACTCTCCCACAAGTCAAACTTCATCCGATATACCTACCGCGAAGAGATGGTGATGGACGCCGTTGAGAACTGCTTAAAGGCAATTGAGAACTACAACCTGGAGGCTGCGACCAGGTCTGGCAATCCAAATGCATTTGCATACTTCACTCAGATCTCGTGGTATGCATTCCTGCGCCGGATTGCAAAGGAGAAGAAGCAGCAAGACGTCAAGCTAAAGTACTTGTCCCAGTCCGGTATCGAACAGTATGTGATCAACGGCGAAGAAGATCCAGCTGCGGCAAGCGCGTTGCAGAGTTTCCTTGACCAGCTGAAGGATCGCATTGATCAAGTCAAGGAGAAGGATGATGAGTTCAGCAGCTATCTCAAACAAGAGAAAGAACGTAAGAAGCGTACGATGTATGCCGACTCAGACCTAGGCGATTTCATGGAGTAACTAATGTCACACAGCGTTGAAGACCTATACCTTAGAGCACAGGCCCTACACAAAAAAGCGTTGATGCTTCACCGTGAACGGTATAAAGTTAAAGGCGCATATGATAAAATTGCTTGCCAAGCACTGCTAGATGATATAAAATACCTAGCAAAAGGCATTGAACGTGGACACATTGATTTGGATATAGACTTTGGCAAAAATAGCAATTCTAAATGATACTCACGCTGGTATTCGTAATTCTTCTGACGTTTTTATCAATAACGCTGAGAAATTCTATAGCGATGTATTTTTTCCTTATCTACTGGAACATAATATTCGCCACATCATCCATCTTGGTGATTACTATGATAACCGGAAATTTATCAATTTCCGTGCTCTTAACAGGAACCGGAACCATTTTCTTAAACCGTTAAGAGATCACGGTATTACCATGGATATTATCTGTGGTAACCACGATACATACTACAAGAACACCAACGAACTGAACAGCTTGAAAGAGCTGCTTGGTCACTATATGAATGAAGTGCATATTATCCATAAGCCGACTGTGATGGAATATGATGGCACTTCGATTGCTCTTGTCCCTTGGATTTGTGCTGACAATGAGAAAGAGTCGTTAGAGTTCATCAAGAACTGTAAGGCCTCTATCCTTGGCGGTCACCTTGAGCTCAATGGGTTTGAGATGGCCAAGGGCCTAGAGAACAAGCATGGGATGGATCCAAGCATCTTCGATCGCTTTGAGCTTGTTATGTCTGGCCACTATCACACCAAGTCGACCAAGGGCAACATTCACTATCTTGGGTCGCAGATGGAGTTCTTCTGGAACGATGCCCACGATCCCAAGCATTTTCACATCCTAGACACGGACACCCACGAGCTAACTGCAGTCCGCAATCCTCACACGCTGTTCCATCGAATCTACTATGATGATAGCAAGCAGGACTATATGCAGTATGATCTCAGTGGGATTGATGAGAAGTTTGTCAAGGTCGTTGTGATCAACAAATCCGACAGCTACATCTTCGATCGGTTCATTGATCGTATTCAAAACTACAAGATTCATGAGTTGAAGATCGCGGAATCGTTCACAGAATTCTTAGGCGAGAATGTTGACGATCAGAACATTTCGTTGGAAGATACCAG